GACAGTAATACTATAAACTATGATGGTGATGGAGCAACCGCTTCAGCAGGAGGATATTTTTATCTTGAACACGATGGTAACACACGCTCTTTTGATATTGAACAACAGTCTCAATTGGATTCGGATTGGCTTAAAGTCACTTCTTCTGGTAATAATGGGTCTGTATGTATACAGCAAAATGACGCAGGTACTAGCACAAGCTGTTGATATAGGAAGTATTACAGAACTAAACGGAATCACTAGAGTTGTCAGAGACAAGCCATACGAAAGTGCTATAGACTTTTCTCTTAACTCTATGGATAGACTTGAGACTGCTAAAGGCAGGATGGGTGTTACGTTTAGAGATGATACTACTATAAGACTTACTGAACACAGCAACGTCATAATAGACGAGTTTGTGTTTGATCCAAATCCCAGCAAGTCAAGTATGGCTCTTAACTTCGTTAAAGGCACGGGCCGCTTTATATCCAGTAAGAAGCCACGCATACCTAAAGATAACATTACAATCAGGACACACGCGGCAACGATTGGAATAAGGGGGACAGACTTCACAATAACTGTAAAAGAAACTGGTGAAGCTCTGGTGATACTGTTGCCTGATGAGTTTGGTAACGCTAGTGGAGAAATAGTTGTAGATACTGCTTTAGGACAAGTGATACTTAATAGACCTTATGAAGCTACTACAGTCTATAACTTTGAAACTCCTCCTACTCCTTCTGTTATTCTTGATCTAACTGTTGATATGATAGACAACATGTTGATTGTTAATCCGCCACAAAGAGAAGACCAGGAATCAGAAGAAGGAACTACAGTAGCAGATAACATACTTGATGTAGACTTGTTAGACTTTAATGAGCTTGATACAGACGAACTAAAAGAAAACGAATTAGAATACACAGAGCTAGATATAGACTATCTGGCAGGTAACTTTCTTGAAGATCTCCTAGATATTATTCAAGATGTAGACGAACTAGAAAAAGCTGAGAAGTCTTTGTCTGCTGATGGAGTAAAAGGTACAGCAGTAGGATACGATAGCAACACACAGATAAGTACCTTTGTAACGGATACGCATTTAAAGTTTCTTAGAGCTATTGAAGATACTTTAGAAATGAAAGTAGATAAAGCAGGTTCGTATAATATTCGTATTGAACAGGAAGGGAAAGTAAATCAGATCACTACGAATGGCGGTAGCAGTTCTAATATTACAATAAAACAAGGGAGTTAATTATGTTATACGAGCATTTAAGTCCGCTTCAATTTTATTATGTACTGCGTCTAATTCAGTTGTCGCACTTCTTAGTACGGACTGTAACAGGCTAAATTCTTCTTTACTTAAAAACTTTTTTAGCTTTTTAATATCTGTAGATATTCTTTCTGTTATTAACTGTCCTTGTTTATTAAACAAAACTGTATAAGCTAATAGTTTTGCTTCTTCCCTTTTTATTCTTGCCATTAAATTATCTCACATGTTCCTGCAGTACAGGCTAGTTCTTTAGTATTCTCTGTATTATCTTCAGTTTCATACTCAGTAATTTTTGACCAATCAACAACATCTGTTGTTTTCTTTAGCCATTTTCTATATTCATTATAAGTTATCTCCTGATAAGGAGCTTGTTTGTATGAATGATCTGAGTAAGGAAGAAAAGAAATCCCGGATATATCATCAAAGTTTTTATATACCCAAGCACCTACTTCTAACCATTCATCTTCTTTTACTGAGATAGTTACAGAGGGTTTGTGTTCACACCATTGGTCTTGATAGTCTTTCCAGATCTTCAAGTGTTCTACTGCTGACAAGTCCTTTCTAGTCAACGCACCTTTAGGGCTTTTCATTGGAAAGTAAAAGACATAAGTGTGTTCTGGTTTAGTAAGATCATCTTCGTGATACACTCCTGCATCTACCATAAGTTTAGCTAGAGGATCTTTTTTATCTGCTCTTACTGTACGAAGGTAGTATGGGCTATGTCTAGTGTGAATACCAGAGGCACTATCGACCAGTTGGCTAACTGTTCCACTAGGCTTCACACAGGTTATCGCTGCGGATTGGGGGATGCCTAGTTTCTTAGCCCATACTTTATTCATATCAATAGATACTTTTTTCAATCTATCTAAATCTATTTTACCATTTATCATATTAGTGTTATCCATTATTCCTGTAAGAGATACACCAAGTAAAGATTCTTCTTCTGTATTGTGTTTCCATTTGCTAGTTAAGTATCTAAAGTTTGTTAGTGTTGCTTGGAACGTACCAAGAATTGTAGCAGCTTCTACTTTTGAGACTAAAGAGTCTTCTGTATCATCAGGTCTTACAACAACCTCAGTTAAATTACAGAACTGCTTGTTGCGTAGAATAATCTCACTACATGGATTACATCCAAAGTCTTTGTAATCTTCTCTTCTTCCGTTCTTAGCAGCTTGTTTTTCTGCAGCTTGTCTGTTGAAGATACCACGCTCTCCACTTTTAGATTCATACAGAGATAACCATTCTCTCATAAATGCACCAGGCTCTGCTACATCTGTATAGGCTACAGAGTTATTAGACAAAGCTCTCTGCTGATTATCTTCCCACCAAGCACCTGACTTAGCATTGCGCATACGGTTATCTGAGAGGTTGCTGAGAGAGATTAAAGCACTTCTTCGTACTCCACCTACGACTACCACTTCTGCGACCTTACACATCAAATCGTGGCAGTCTATAGAGACAAGCTTACGCTGTCCTTTTGTAATAGCATCACGGAATATGTTGATAGTAAAATCAAATAACTCTTCAAGAGGAGCAGGGCCACTTGCTCTTCCTCCAAATGTTTTTAATCTAGCACCATAAGGTCTTATGTTAGAGACATCCCATGTGGGAACTTGCCCTGAGTATAATAAAGATAACAACTCTTTGTAGGCTTTTGCCCATCCTATTTTAGAGTCAGCTACTTTAATAACAGTATCTGTAGGAAACAAATCTTCTGGAAGATCTGGTAGCTCGTTTATATATTGACGCTCTACACTAAAGCCAACACCAGTACCACACATAAGTATGTAAAGTGTCTCATCAAATGCACGAACATTATCTACAGCAACATAGCTACAGTTAAAACCTGCTACATTATCTTTTTCTAAAGCTAATCCTGCAGACATTAATGCTCTCATACTTGGCATAATGTTTAAGTACAGTACAGCTTTCTCTAAGTACTTTCTAGTTTCATCGAACTGTGGTTTACTTAGGTTATGATTTTCTTTTAAATGTTTTTCAAAGAAATCAAAGTATCGAGATACAGTTTCATCCCATGTTTCTCTGCGTTGATTCTCTTCATTCCATCTAGCGTATCTGCTCAGATGTATAAACTGTTGATAGTTAGTAGGTAGTTGTGTATTCATAGTGCGAAAGCCTCTGCAAGTTGTGTGGTTATTAATAAGAATGTTATAGAAGATAACATAAGGAAGATAACAGGCATAAGAGCATCACCAAGCTCTACCTCTACTTCTAATGTTCCATTAGTTCCGTTAGCCATAATTTGTACAATAAGATATAAAAAGCATATTAGACTTTGTGTTAGAGCAAGTCCTGCTAAAATTATTGCTGCTCTAATATCGGGAGTCCACATAAAGTATGCTCCTATAACCATTCCAAAGAAAGGTATCATATATAGTAATCTTCCTATCATTTTCTTGGATCCTCATTTAATCGTTTAGTTTCTTCACCATACAATATAATAGCATAGTGTATAAGTTTTAAAATATCTTTGAGATAACCTTGATCTTTTCTTTTGTATCTCATTGCATACTTCATTATATTGCCTAGACAAAATCCTTCTCCGTATCCTGAATCAAAGATCATATCTGTTGCTTGATACTTTTTATCTTTAGCATAGTGTTCTTTGTATGTACTCTTTATATAGTTAGAAAGAACTTCTATTGATTTATCTTCATTAAACTTGTACTTCATTTTTTAAACTCCTCTGGTAAAGTTTCTTCTGTGTACCATTTAAAATTATTTGCTTCTGCCCATTCAGCGTGTGTTCTTTTAGTACCGTCTTTCCTTTTGGTAGCTCCAGGCATAGGAGAAAAAGGTTTCTGAAAAAGGAATACAAGTTCCATTGTATCAGGTAACGATTCTCTAATCCATACATACTTACTATACTCTGCGTGATCCCAGAATCTTCCCTTTGCCTCTATAATAATTTTATCTTTAACAAAGTCTGGTTCATATTTTCTTTTTACAATGTACTCAATATAGTCTGAATGATGATCCCAATTCTTTAATACTCCTGTGTGGAGACTGTGTTCCCACTTACTGTCATATCCTTTAGGTACTCCTTTTTCTTTTGGTCTAGCTTTTCTTGGTTTTCTTCTAGCCATTACTTAACTGTTGAATCGTGCTTCTTAACAAGTTGCCAGTAAGTAAGAATACTGTTAAACATACCAACATGCCTAGAATGAGATTCTTTATCCCATATAAAAAATTTAATTGTTTCTATATTTTCTCTATCAATAAATATAGATATTCTTTCAGGATCTTCTACATTACAACCTTGTGCATAAGCTGAGAGTTGCATACCGTGATCATCAAATACTAATTTAGCAGGATCTTTATCTTCAATATTACTTTTAGTTTTAAAGTCTATGAAGATTCCTGATTCAGAATACAAATCAATCTTACCTCCGTATCCTTGTTTAGCACAGAAAGAATCTTCTGCTATCCATTTTTCTTTAGGATAGTTTTTATCTAACCACTTCTTAATTATCTTATAAGGTTTAGATTTAGTTCCTCCCAAGAATCCTTTCTCGATCATAGCGTGTATCTTTGTACCTTCTTTTGCTGCGTTTAATCCAATACTCTTAGCATCATTCTTACATCTATAAAGGAAAGCATTAAAACTTTCTTCCTCTAATCTCTCTAAAGTAATTGCAGATTTAAGAGCTTGTTCAATCTTCCAGTTCTCTAAAGAAGGTTTTGCTATCATTCCTATAATGGTAGTAACCGAAGGAACTAAACCTAATTGCTTTGCATCTCTTAGTGTTGTGTTTCTTTCTTTACCGTTTACACCTATAATCGTGTACATAGGCTCACCCTCTTGGGTATACCAATGCCCTGATTCAGATTTAAATTTACTAAAATTATCCTGTGGTTTCATAAGTCTTTCTCTAAATATTTGATAACTCTTTTTAAGGTATCAATGTTATCTTCAAATCTACCAAGAGCATTATTACAACTATTACAAATCCAACCTCTAAACTTTTCAGTTATGTGATTATGGTCTAGTACCCAAACAGAACGATCCTGCCATCTCCCATATTCTTTTAATTCTTTTTCTGTCTTATTACAACAAGGACATTTATAGTCATCAGTACAAGGAAAAGGATTATATTTTCTTAGTTCCTGTACAATCTTTCCGTTTCTATTTGTACACTCTCTACATATAGATCTTCTAGAAGTTCCGTCATTCTCTCTAAAAGGAAACTCAGAAGACTCTTTAAAAGTATCACACTTAATACATACATGTCCATCACTATCTTCATCAAGAGAAGTGCAGTCAAAGAGATGTAATTGATTAGTGCGTTTCACTCCAGTTTTCTCCTATCTTGTATTCTCCATCTAAAGGACAATTAAGATTTAATAAAGTAGATGTATCCTGTATAGCTTCAACACCTAGTTTTCCAACAGTCTCTGCTTGGTCTTCTCTAACTTCTATCTGCCATTCGTCGTGTATGTTGGCGACAAACTTTGCATCGAGATTTAATTCTTTTATTTTATTATACAGGAGAACAAGTGCTGTTTTCATAATGACTGCGCCTCCTCCCTGTAACAAAGTGTTTAATGCTGAGTAAACTTTTCTAATATGTATTACTCTACCGTCTAATGCTTTGACATACTTTCTTGTTTGTGCCGCTCTTTCAACAGCAGTTGTAAGATTTCCAAGCGAGGGTAGATTGCGGATAAAACTAGATCTAAGTGTTGCACCTGCTTTAGCATTTCCTCCAACCACGCTTCCAATTTTAGCATCTCCTGCTCCGTAGATGAGAGCGTAGATGAAAGTTTTTGCCTGACTTCGTGATCCAAGTCCAGCAAGACTTTGATTTGTTGAGTGAATATCTCCGTTGATGATTTCATTTACATACTCCTTGTTCTTCATATAATGTGCTAATACTCTTAATTCTAATCCAGACGCATCAATTCCTACTAGCTTGTATCCTTCTGGTACTGTCCAACATTCTCTACATTCTTTACCATAAGGTTTAGTAGAGCTTGGAGTTTGGGCTACGTTTGGATTTCTATGCGTCATTCTCCCTGTGATAGCTCCGTTGGAAATAACAAAGCCATGTACTCTGCTTTCTTTCGATAACTCTAGCCAAGAAGAAACTTGTGCTACTCTTTTCTGTAGCATCATAAACTCTGCAATGAGGGTAGCTTCTGGTATGTCTTTAACTTTCTCTAGTGTAGTCTCATCTACAATAGGCTGCCCGGTAGGTGTAAACTTGGTAGGTTTCCAACCGAAATCAATTAAGTATTCTCCGATTTGTTTGCGACTACCAAGATTAAAAGTAACCCACTTCTGCCTCATAAAAGGTTTGAAGTTATTTGTTTTAAGACACTTAGCCATTTCCTCATTAGTCAATCCTACTTTAGAAAGCGTACCATCTTTCCTTAACTTTGGAGTAACTAATTTATCGTCTACCCATTTAGGTTTAAATGTTTCGTGTACTTTCTTTTCTATCTCTGCCATCTTAGAATTAAGCTTTGCTGCAAGTAGCGTAGCTTTCTTTTCATCTAGCATAAATCCGTTTTGTTCCTGCTCTTTAACTATCTTGGCAACTGCGTGTTCAAGATCAATAGATTCCTGGCTAAAGTTTTCAACTTGTTCTAATAGCTTATAGTAAACATCTGCATTAAGTTCAACGTCCTGTATACAGTACTCTCCCATTTCTTCTGTGTACTCTTCCCAACTATCAGGCTGCTGTGCTTTTCTTTTATCAGCATCATTAGGGTAAAGAATGTATCCCCAATTTTCTAAACTGTGGCCACCAGTAAGAACTGGATTAACTAATCGAGAGACAACAAGAGTGTCTTCAATGTGATTGGTAAGGTTAAGATCAAAATGTTTTTTGAGAACCGGGATGTCAAAGCCTATGATGTTGTGTCCAATAAGAACATCTGCGCTTTCAATTAAGTCTGCTCCTTCTTGAAGTTTATCAGGAGGGAACAAATAAGTTCCCCCTCCGATAACTTTAGCAACGATACAATGGATAGTGTTGCCTTCAAGACCTTCTGTTTCTATATCAAAGATAACCTTTTTAAAACGGTGATGGGCTATTTTGTTGGGGAGAGAAATCAGATTCTGTTTCATATAGTCTTCCTGTGTCCGAATTATATTGTAGGCTACAAGCAAGTCCAGTATCCCCTGTATATCTAGACTTTAAAACTCTTACCCTTGTTGTGTTTGCTTCTTCTGGATCATCTGCCTGTTGATTTCTTTCAAGTGCTATAACACAATCAGAAAGCTGTGATATTCCTTGTGATCCTTTCAAATGAGATAGGGATACTTCGATACCTTGTTCGTGTCCTTTCTCTCCTGCTGCTCTTCTTAAATGAGAAACAAGAATCATACCTACTCCTGTTTCTTCTACAAGAGATCTAAGACGATTCATTAAACTATCAATTCCTCGTCTCTCATCTCCCTCTGTCATTACGTTTACTAGCATGTGTAGATGATCAACAACTACCCATTCACACTCGCAACCAACGATTATGTAACGTAACTTAGAAAATATTTCATCAATATTTGTTGCGCCAAGATGAGCATGGATAAATACTCTACCATCTTCTATCACATTGTCAAACATTTGTTCTAGTTCTTCATTAGAATATTTAGATCTTTTCTCAGATAAATAGATTCTATCGTTAGCTTCGATAGATACTATTCCATCTGCAGTTCTAAGCCAGTTCTCTTCTAGAGCTACAATGCCTACATTGTCTGTAGTGTTTTTAATTAGCCAATGTTCTAGTTCTCTAGTGACACTTGATTTACCTAAACCTGTGCCTCCAGTAAGAGTAACTAACTCTCCTTTGCGCATACCATATAGTTTTTTATTCAAGCCTTCCCACGGATAAGGAATACTTTCTTTGTCTTCACGCTGTAACCAATCATTCTTTTTACTAGATAACTCTAGGATACCTGATGGTGTGTATGTTTTAGATTCCCACCAGGCTTTAGTAAACTCTTCATACTTGCCTTGCTTGAGCATATCGTTAGCATCTTTATAGCCAGTAGGAAAAGACATAATCTTTGTTTTGTTTGGTTTTAATATTCTAGCAACTTCTCTTGCTGCCTTTTGTCCTGCATCATCATTATCAAATGCAAGTACTACATTTTCATAAGCCTCTACAAACTCTATGCTTTCTCTAATATCTTTTACAGCAGAGGCGCATCCGCGCTTGAGAGATACTACCGCCCATTTACCGCCAAACATTTCATAAACGGCCATAGCATCACACTCTCCTTCTGTGATTGTAAGATACTTACCGCCTGTGTTTCGATATAACTGTTCTCCAAATAAACCTGTGCCTTCAAAGTTACCGCCTGAGTAAAACCTTTTAGTATCAATCTCTCTAGTTTTAGTAGCGACTACTTCGTTATTGTTGTAGTAAGGATAGACATGTTTATTGTTGCTAGATAAAACTCCAAAAGCTTTAGCAGTTTTAAGACTGATCTTCCTATCATCAAGCGCGTTGTATGAGCCTTTATAGGAATAAAGAAAAGTATTTTTATCTGTAGGTAATGTGCTTACTGGAGGTGTGTAGGTGTTGTTTGTTTCTTTGCCTGATGTTCTTTTGTTACAACCAAAACAATATGTGTGTCCGTCATCATATAGTGTGTTGTTGTCTTTACTGCCACAGGCTTCGCATGGAATATGTTTTACAAATTTGCTTTCTGGTCTTGTCATTATTGTTCCCCAATATTTAAAAGAAAGTCTAGATACCTCACCAAAACAAGAGTCTAAGGAGTATTAAATGAGGTATCTAGGATAACGATGATTATTTGTTTGATTTCACTTCTTCTTCGTTAGCTTCCTCCTTTGTAGTTGGAGCATCACTATTTACTATATCAACAATCTTGCTAGTAAAATAGTTTAGCCCTGCTTGTACCTCTTCGAGATCAAGCGTTAGGTTTACTTTCTTTTGATTTAGTCTTTGAACTCTGCCAAAAACTCCTTGTGCTTCTTCGGGTAGATCCTCTACGAATATCTGCACATCATCAATAGTGATAAAAGGTTTATCTTCTTGTGTCATTAGAAGTCTCCTTCGTCATACATTCCTGCGCCATCAGGCTCTACATACTCTACCAAGTCAATAAGCTGTATTGCTTTTAAGTCTCTGCCTTTACCTGACTTGCCATTGTATTCCCACGAATATTCTCCGTATTGGACTTTGACTGTTGAGCCATTACCAATCTTCGGAAGTGTATCTACTCGTTGCCTGTCTTCGTTGATAAGAACTGGTCTAGGATTTTGTCCGCCACCTTTCTTATTAACATTGCGCTTAAAGTTTACGAATCTACCGTAATCTTTTTCTTTAACAGGATGTCCTCTGTTTTCAAAATCAGCTAGAGTTTCATCATCTAATACAAGATTAACTTCCCATTTGTGATCAAAGGTAGTATTTGGAGTTGTTACACTAGCGTAATAGGCGCGACCTGTAACTTCGCCAACACCACTTGCAGGATTAAAATTATTTTCTGCCATTTTTTTTACCTCGTTTATGTTACATTTAAATTGAAAGACATTTCACAATTAGATTGTAAGCTATCTTTAGCTACAAATTTTAACTGAGAAACATACGATTGTACAGCTTTTTCTAATCTATTTGGCGCATTATTTGAATTAACATTTGATATAACTGCAGTACCATTATCAACATCAAAAGAAACAACAAGCGTGTAATCTCCTCTGCGTCTTTCCCTGTCTACTGCTTTCTGTATAACAGAAGTTTTATTCTGTGCGCCTGACATTAATTCATAGGCACATTGTTCTTCTTTTCTATAGGATTCGATAGCCATTGAGCCTCTTAAAGTATCCAGAGCCTGTGGAGTTTCAATCGGCTCTTCAATTATATCCTGTGTTTGTTGAAGAAGTTCTATCTCCTGTAAAAGAAAGTTTAATTTTTCTTCTAGGATTTGATTGTTAGAATTGTTTTTATTTACCATGTCGTTCAACCCTTCCATATCTTCGTTCAACTTTGAGATAAACTCTTCGATACTTTTCCGGGACATCTTAACTTCATATTCAAAAAAGCGTTTGTTGTCCTCAATAGTTATGTAAGCGTTCCGTAGTTCATTACTTGAGATTGCTTGTGCTGTCCTGGCTCTGACTTCCTGAATAGATTTTTCTATATCAGAGATCATAGAGTTAGCATAGCGGATAGACAACTCGTTGTCCTCAAGTCTATTTATAACGTGATTGCTAAAAAGATTTGCTCCAAATCCTACAATAATAAGTGTTACTACAACTGTTAAAAAATTATTTCTCATAATACCTCCTTCGTTAAATGTTCCAGTTTAACTTCCCTTTATTCTTTGCTCTCCAATCTTCGTAATACTGAGACAATTCAGCAAACGAATTAATATGAGGATACTTTTTCAAGTATTTCATAATCCATTTGGGAGTCATAAAAGACAGATACATAGTTCGATTAGCCATGTAATAATCCTGAGTAGGTGCTAATTGATCTATATTGTCTATAGAGACTTGTGCTGCTTCATCTTCGCTTAACAGAGTCTTTAGCCATTCTACTTGTAGTGGCTTTATTCTTTTTCTTAATGCTTTAACTTTCTTTGCGTTCAATAGTTTCTCCAGATCTATATAGGATTATAAAAGAAGTGAGAGGGGATTGTCAAACTCCCCATATCACAATTCCTAAAATTAATATTATCCAAACAGATAATGGTAATGCTTTGATAAAATTTTCTTTGTCTTTATCTTTCATAAATATATACATCATATCTAACTGCATCTTCGAGTCTACACTCTTGCCAGTTTATAAATCCGTTTGGGCTTGTGTACTTATGTAGATTAGGATTCTTTTCTCCAAAGCGTCCATGTAGTTTTACATAAAGTTTTTTGGATAAATATTTATTAACAAACTTAACAGCGTTTCTAACTCCTTCGAGTTTGTATTCACCCATAGTGTCTCCTTTATGCACAGTCATTACATATCTGTCTGTTCTTTTCTTCTTCATTTTATTTTACTCCTTCTAGTAAGTTCATTCAGTATTTTAGTTTTAAGTTTAGGTTTAGTTCTTTCTTGATTATAAAGTTCTATCAGTTCATCTTTAGATACTCCTTTAATATAGTAATGTTTAATAGTAGTTTTTTTAGTTTGTCTATCATAGCTTTTGCTACTAGGTTTTAATTTTGTTGGCATTTGTTTTCCTTATTCTTTTGAGTTCACAAGAGCTACAATAATATATCCAACCTTCAAGCGTTCCATGTTTTATTGTTGCTACCTTTGAACAGTTATGGCATTTCATTTTTTCAAAGCTCTGGCCATGCTATCCCAACCTTCAATATCTTTTTTCAATTCCTGGAATAGAGGTTCTCTCAAGTCTTTAAGTAACTCCATAGCAAATTCAAGTTCTGCTATTGGCATTTCGTTTACATCATTCTCAATAGCCCATAGCGTTCCTTTGATTGCTCCGTAGATAAAATCTATCTTTTCTATTTTATTCATCTACACCTCCTCTATGTCAAAGTCTATGTGCCTACTTTCAGTAGCTAAATGATTTTCAAACCAAGCCTTCGCACTCTCTACATCTATGTCCATTACTTCTGCTGTATAACTCGCAGTAAATGTAAAACCTTGTTCTTTTTCTTCCATATCTATTCTCCTTCGTTCAATCAAGTAATACCATATACGCATCAGGTTCGTGTTTAATAAACCAATCTAAACCTTTGCGCATTGTATCGTAATCATTAAAAAGTTCAGCACCCATAATGCTATCGTAAACTGCAACAGCATCAGCAGGTATTGTTATTTTTTCACCAGTAAATCTATTGGCTACTTCAACAGGTTTTGTATCTATCACTCTGCAATCAAAAGGTAATTCACGCTTTGCCATTTTCTATTCTCCTATTTCTTTCTGCATTTAAGTTCACAACATTATCTACTTCTTCTGAATAAATCTCTGCTTCATCGTGAGAAAATTCCCAATCTTGTTCTTCCATATAACCCATTTCTTCGGCATCTTCCCAATTCTCTGCCTCAACAAAACATTCCTCTATTGTGACAGTTCTTCTTTCCAATCTAAATTCTTTTAATTTACTCATCTGTATACTCCGTTAGTTCTTTAGCTAATCCGTTTAATCTACTTGAAATCCAATACAGTTCTTTGTCGCTTTTTCGTCCTAGTTCTTGCTTTAAAGTTTTTTTATCTCTTGCAAGTACTTTAAATGCTCTAACAAAATGAACAATATCCATATCAAGAATATTTATATTTTCCCCCTTTGATGATTCATATTCAAAAGATTCCTGTATATCAAAAGGTGCTTTTCTTTCTTCGCACATCTGATTAATCTCTAGTAGTTTTTTAAGTTTCATTTGTACTCCTTAGTGTTGTTAAAAATTATGGGTAGTTTTGATAGAGCAGACTACCAACTGCTGTTATGTTTACCTCAACAATGTCCACGAACAGGAAGTGCATTGTATTCTTCCGTATCCTTTTGGTAAACTCTCCTCTCTTTTTGTTTTATGCCTTTCAAAATATGAGCGACCACATCTACAGTCCACCCATTGCCTAACATTTTATATCTCTGAGTATTCGATACTCCTTCTGTGTATCCGTCTGGTACTGTTTGCAATCTCTCACACTCAAGAGGTGTTAGTTTTCTCCAAGTCAACTCATCAACAATTACTTTAGGTTCTCTATGACCACCACCCATTGTTGTAAGCGTTGGTGCTTTGCCTTTCCTACTGTAAACTCTTTTGATTATGTCGTGTCCTTTTAAGTCTGCCTCGCCTACTTGGATACAACCGCTAACAACTACATTATCTTTTTGAACAGTAGTAAGTGAGTTTGTTTTATCATCAGGTCGGAGTTCTAATTGCTGTTGAATCTTTCCGTCCTTGTCATAACGACCACGAATAGCACCGCCTTTTTTTACAAGGTAATTATTGTATTGCCAAGATGAAGAAGTTAATGAAGGAGTTTTTCCTTTTTCCACAGATGAAGAAGTAACTCCGCCTTTATTATATCCTCTTGGTAATTGATAAATAGCTACATCATTATTGAATACTAATTGCCTTCTGTGTTTCTCAAAGTAACTTTTAAGATTGCCACCCTTAAAATAATTAGCATCAAGGCAATGTGATTTCTCTCTATCTGTTACTCCGTCCTCTAGAATATCAGCAAGTATAATTCCTTTGTCTTTGGGCATATCAAAAGGAATATTAGTCCAATATAATCTGTGACGATTCTGTGCGCTGACTAAGTTCGAATTAATAGCTATTGGCTCAACTCCAAGATACTCGCTAATAACATCTTGGCTTTCCTTTTTCATTCGGACATTTTCAAGTAAGAAATATTTGGGCTTGAGAATCTTTAAGACTCTGACGAAATCAAAGAACAGTTTACTTCGGGGATCTTCAAAGTTTAGATTTTTACCGGCAAAAGAAAATCCCTGACAAGGTGAGCCACCCATAACAAGATCAATGCCTATGTGTTTTCTAATGACTTCCAATCTAGCGTCTTCAAGTTTAGTTATGTCTCCCATTTGTATTGTGAATGGGAAGTTCTTTTTAGTTACTTTGATTGCCCATTTATCAATCTCACTAGCATGGTAAATACCTATTGGTACACCTGCTTTTTTCAATGCCAACTGACCGCAAGACATTCCATCAAATAATGAGAATACATTTATTGCCTCCATACTTCCTCCTTTACATAAGTTAAACAATCATTGTCTATTAATTCTTGTAAATAATTATAGACTTCTGAATCATTTACTTTGTAATTATTTTTAAGATTATCAAACTCTAATTCTATAATTACTTTAGTCATTACTTTAGTCATTATTTATCTTCTCTCCAACATTGAGAAGGGTACTCTGTAGCTACCTTCGTTTTCAATATCAACAACTGCTTTCTTGATTGCAACTTTAGTAACAACTCCTTTTGATCGTTTAGTTTTTTGAACAACCCATACTTCATCACCCACATTAATTTTTGACTTAGCGTTCAATGTCATTGTGTCGTGGATAAGATCAATCAATCCGTTGTAATCGTCAATAGAAAAGTTAGAGTTATAAATTTCTGTTCTGAGTTCGTGTATTTGCATTTTAATATCTCCTTAGTTTTATTAGTTAATTTTAATTTAAATTGTGACTGAGTGCAAATTTATTTTATGCGTTCAATCATTCGTTCAACCTCGTTCAATCCTGTTTTTCATAGTCCTTCCAATCGTAGCCACGATTTGCATAGTGATAAAAACTTGTTCGAAGGTGGCCATCTTCATCTATAAATTGTGCTGTAAACTGAACACTTAATAGGCTTTTAACCTCTGCCACATACCAAGATTTTTGTTCAGCATAAGTAACTAACACTTTGTTTGTCTTGGGTTTTCTTGATTGTTTCATTGTGTTAAACCTCTCTCTTTTAATACTGTTCTTATCCTCTGCCCATGCGAAGGATAAACAACAACTTTGATTTTCTTATCCCAACAATGTCTGCAAGATTTACATTGTCCTTCTTGATCTTGAGCGTTGCATTTCATAAATGATTTAGGCAAAGATTTGATATGGAAGTTTGGCGCAATGGTGCTAGTGTTTTTTCCTGTGACTGTGTGACCAACTACAGAATCAGAAGAGAATCTAACAACGACATTTGGCAATGCGTTCAATCGTTCAATCACATTATCAAACTTTGGGAATTTGTATTGTCTGGTAGGAATCCAATGCTTACAATGTGGAGTCGCCTTGCATATCTCATAAATTTTTTCAGCTAGTTTTAAATGGTACATATCGCCACTATCAAACCACCTGAAATATCTGCAGTTCAAATCTATATATTCTATCATTTCATCTGCAAAGTTTTTTCTCTTCCAGTCTTCCTGATTATGTTGCCTAACTTTTTTTACATTTGAGAATCTATAGTTCCCTTCTCTGGCATAACAACCCTTACACGCGTCTACATAATTTCCTTTACTATCGAATGACGCGGGACAACTTCCGCCCTCGCTTGGATGTCCCGCTTGAGTAGACCAAGAAAAGATACTCCCCATTTTTTTAGTGTTAGATATTTTAATCATAATCTGGATTACCTCCACC